GTACAGTTAAAGATGTCGCTAAGAAATCATTTATTCCAAGCGAAGCTGTTAGTGTTGAGGAATTAGCATATGCTCGCAAAGTCTGTGATAGTATGTTGTGTGATTTTGATATATTGTCAGAAAGAGAAATTGTTAAAGGAACGAATCTTTTAGCAGGCTTGAATAAAGACTCTAGCAATGGTTTCGGTTGTAGCAAGTTTAAGGAAGATTATATTAATTTCTCAGAAGGATGTTTCACAACAGATTTTTCTAAACAGTTGCAGTTGTTTGAGAAAGATGTAGGTGATGGTAAAATTGATTGGATGAAATTAGTATGGGTTGAAACTCTGAAGGATGAGTTAAGAGGTGTGGAAAAAATGGGAGAGCCACGAAGTTTTAGAGTTGGTACCATTTTTAATCAAGTATTGACAAAAAAATATTTTGGAAAAATGGTTGAGCATATAGTTCTAAATAGAGAGGAAAATCAGATTATGATCGGTTGTAATCCATTTAAAGATTGGGATAAAATCTACCAATCGTTAATAAAAAGCGAAGGAATTTTTGCAGGAGACGTTAAAAAATGGGACGGTAAAATGTCACCACAAGTGCAGCGAGAAGTGCAAGAATTGATTGTTTCTAAGCTACCGGGTCAATATAGAATTATAGGTAATGTTTTGATAGAGTCGACTTTTAGGTCGTTGGTGAATATACAAGATGATCTTATAATTACTACTCATTCAATGGCTTCAGGTTCATTTCTTACTGCTATATTAAATAGTTTTGTTCATAGGTTTTATACAGCTATGTGGTTTTATCGTTATTGGAAAAAGCATTTTCAAACCCCTCCTAGTGTTTTTGATTTTTCCAGGAACATTATTGATTATTTGTACGGCGACGATAGTGTTAATGCTATTAAAAATAAAGAACTAATGGTTTCGCATAACGCTTTAACTATGAAAGAATTTTATTTAAGTTTGGGCATGGACTTAACTACGTCGCATAAACAAATAATTATTGAACCGTTTGATAGAATTGAGGATATAACATTTCTTAAAAGGAAATTTGTTTATCATCCGAAATTACAGAGAGTTATGTGTCCCCTAGAGTTAGGCGTTTTACAGTCTGGACTGTCCTGGGTAGATTATTCAAAAGACATCAGTCAAGTAATGTCAGATAAGTTGCAC